AATGTTGACCACATCATTCCACTACGAGGCAAGAAAGTGTCCGGACTGCACGTTCCAAGCAATCTCCAGATTATCCCTGCCAAGTTAAATTTCGTTAAAGGAAATCGTCATGCTTAGCTGTTTGGTCTACCTCATCATCTGGATTATCGTAGCACTTATTGTACTGTACATTATCGAGACCTTGCTGGCACAGTTCTTGCCCCTACCACCACCCGTTATCATGCTCATCCGCCTCTTGTTTGGCTTATTAGTCCTGATTGCCGTACTCAATTGTATCGGCATCTTTCCCGGCGGCCCCGGGCTATTGCCATTTAGGAGATAGCTATGCCCATATCCCCCGCATTGAACCCCGCGCCGACAGGCTTAGGCGCCCTCCAGCCCCCGTTAGATTTCGACGAGCTCCAGATAGAAATTGATGACCCTGAGTCGGTCTCCATCAACGGCATAGACATTATGCCAGAGCCTGAAGATGACGAGTTTGGTGAGAACCTTGCCGATAGACTAAGCGAAGCGGAGCTAACTAAGATATCCGGTGAGCTGCTTGCGGACTACGATGAAGACCAAATGTCGCGTCGTGACTGGCTACAGACCTATGTGGACGGGATAGAGTTGCTTGGAATTAAAAGTCTCGATGAGCGCACAGAGCCATGGCCTGGGGCGTGTGCTATTGTACATCCTCTATTGACTGAGGCCTGTGTAAAGTTTGCCAGTGAGGTCATTACAGCCACTTGGCCCGCCATGGGCCCATGTAAAACCAAGATAATCGGTAAGGAGACGCAAGACCTCAAAGAGGCTGCTGAGCGTGTACAGTCCGACATGAACTGGGCTTTAACAGAACAGATGGTGGAAATGCGTCCAGACCACGAGCGTATGTTGTTTAGTTTAGCGGTCGCAGGGAATGCGTTCAAGAAGGTATACTTCGACCCCAGCCTAGGCCGCCAAGTCTCCATGTTCGTCTCTGCCGATGATGTCGTCGTCCCTTATGGCGCAGCATCCCTGGAGTCCTCCGAGCGCATCACCCATGTCATGCGCAAGACCAAGAACGATGTCAATAAATTGATTTACGCCGGCTTTTACCGGGACGTCGAGCTCGGCGAGCCGTCCAACACCTTAGACGACATCGAGAAGCAAATTGCCGAGCGCTTAGGCTTCTCTGCGACGCAAGACGACCGCTTCAAGCTCCTGGAGATGCAGGTCAATCTTGATTTAGATGATTTCCCCCATAAAGACGACAAAGGCCATGCCACCGGCATCGAATTACCCTACATCGTCACCCTAGAAAAAGGCACCACCAGCATCTTAGCCATTAGACGTAACTGGGACCCCGACGATGTAAAGCAAATCCGCCGTAACCATTTTGTCCATTATGGCTACATCCCGGCCTTTGGCTTTTACAACCTAGGCTTAGTCAACTTGATTGGCTCCTTCGCCAAGTCCGGCACCAGCTTAATCCGCCAGTTGGTTGACGCGGGTACCTTGTCTAATCTCCCCGGCGGCTTCAAGGCCAATGGTCTGCGCGTCAAAGGCGACGACACGCCGATAGGCCCCGGTGAGTGGCGCGACGTCGACGTGCCATCCGGCACCTTGCGTGACAATTTCATGCCGCTGCCCTACAAAGAGCCGTCTCAAACCCTCTTCCAGTTGCTCCAAGCAATAGTAGAAGAAGGCCGCAAATTCGCCGGCAGCGCTGACTTGGCCGTGTCCGATATGAGCTCCAACTCGCCCGTCGGCACAACCCTGGCTGTACTTGAACGTACCTTAAAAATGATGTCGGCGATCCAAGCCCGCATCCATTACTCAATGAAACGCGAGCTCCAGCTCTTACGGGACATCATCAGGGACTACACGCCGCAGACTTACTCTTATGAACCGGAAGAAGGCGGACGCTCTGCTAAACGCTCTGATTATAAGCAAGTCGCCGTCATCCCGGTTAGTGACCCCAACGCCGCGACACTCGCCCAACGCGTGGTACAGTACCAAGCGGTTTTACAACTGGCCCAAGGCGCACCGCAGTTGTATGACATGCCTTTACTACATCGGCAGATGTTAGAGGTGCTAGGTATTAAAGACTACCAGAAGCTTATCCCGATGCCCGGCGACGCCAAACCCCGTGACCCGGTGACCGAGAACCAGGATATCCTCAAAGGCAAGCCGGTCAAAGCGTTTTTATACCAAGACCACCAAGCCCATATCACCGTGCACATGGCGGCCATGCACGACCCTAAAGTGATGTCCGTCCTACAAGGTGCGTATGGCAACAATCCCCAAGCCCTACAGGCCCTCGAGGCTGCTCTTAGCGCTCATATTGCCGAGCATCTGGGCTATGAGTATCGTAAACAAATTGAGCAGGCGATGGGCCAGCCCCTTCCCACTTACGGCAGTCCGGAGGATGAGGATGAGCAGATTGGCATCCCTATGGAAATGGAGCTACAAGTATCTCAGCTGGCTGCCAAAGCAAGTCAACAGCTATTGCAACAGAATGTACAAGCGCAGCAGGCGCAAGAGAACGCCGCCAAATCCCAAGACCCGGTGATTCAGCTCCAGCAACAAGAGCTGCAGCTTAAAGCGCAAGATTTACAACGCAAGGCTAAAAAGGACGACGCCGATATCGCCATTAAACAAGCGGGTTTACAACTGCAAGGCGCCAAGCTGCAAGACCAAAGTGAGACCGCCGGCGCCCAACTCGGCGCTAATATCCATATCAAGCAGCTTGAATTAAATGCTAAAAAACATGACGGCCACACTAAGCATGCCGTTGATTTACACACCCATCATTCCAGCCAAGCCCATGACATGGCCAAGCACGAGATGACCCTGGAGCAGCAGCTTGAACAAGCCAAGCTGGCGGCTAAGAGGCCCGCACCGGCTAAGAAGAGTAACTAATATTGGAGAGAACTAATGGACAACGAGACCCTGCGCATCCTGACCAAACTCGAGATTCAAGTCAAAGAACGTATAACCGTCTATACTGACACCTTGAGTAAAGGCACCCCGACAGATTGGGCAGAGTACCGGCATATTGTCGGCAAAATCGACGCTTTTAAACAACTTTTACAACTGCTAAACACCCTCGCACGAGGGGAGGATGACGACGAGTGACCGATTTATCAGAAACGCGTACGAGCACTAGCGAGCACGCCAAACTAGCATCACAACTGCCCAAACCCACCGGCTATCACATCCTGTGCGCCGTGCCTGAAATCGTCGAGAAGTTCGACAACTCGGAGCTTATTAAGCCGGACATTACCGTTGCCAACGAAAGTATACTCACCATGGTGCTGTTCGTCGTCGACTTAGGTCCTGACTGCTATAATGACCCTATTAAGTTCCCATCAGGACCGTGGTGCCAGAAAGGTGATTTCATCTTGTGCCGCAGCTACACCGGGATGCGGCTTAATATACACGGCAAAGAGTTTGCCCTTATTACGGATGATTCCGTAATCGGGACAGCCGAAGACCCCCGCGGCATTAGACGCCGTTAACTGTCCATTCCTTAAGATTAGCGTCTTAAGTAACGAACCCCTAGGAGCATAAAATGGAGATTCCAAAATATTTAGTAGACGCATTGTACCAATTCTCGTTAGACTCGGTCGCCGAGCAAGAGCAATTGATTGAACTACAAAAACAAGCTGACGAAGCGGACTTGGCCGATGCTATTAGAGCCAAGCATAAAGAGTCTTGGTTGGAGCATTTGTTTAGCACTAAAAAGATTTCATGAGCAAGGTAACGCCTATAGGAGGCTATACACGATTGGATATTAGTCCCGATAACGTTTTGGAGGGGGCTAAAAATAAGTTGCACAGGGTTTTGGTTATAGGGCGATGCCACGATGATGGGGCTTATTTTGCAGCATCTACTGCGAGCAAACAAGAGCTACTGTATATGATAGAAAGATTTAAGTTCAAATTACTAAATGGCGATTTCGAGGATTAAATCATGGTTACGTCCGTACTCGAGCGGGACGACAAGTCCCGCAAATTATTAAAAGATTACCAAGCCGCAGCGACGCAAACGCAGCGGACTAAGCTACTCAACGCGCGCATAGCGCACGACCACCACCTCACCAAGGACAAAAAATGATAACTGAGAAGCAAAAAGAGCTACTACTTGATTTAGCAAAAGATAGTTTGATTAATAGTGGAATTTACGTAACCGGAAGCGAAGATTATATTATTAAGTTAATGACGTGTTTAATTCCTTATGCGGAGCAGGAAGATTACGTCTCCAGGCTATTCGCCGCCCAACAAGGAGCAGACAATGGCTAATAGATTTGATTACATAAAGTATGACAACATAGCCTGCGAAAAGCAGGATTACATAAAACAGTCTGTAAAAAGTTTAGCGCAAGCCATTGAAGATTTTGGTGATACGCGCGCAACGCAGCTGGCGCTTACTCATTTGGAAGAATGTTATATGTGGGTAGGTAAAGCAATTCGTGATGAGCAAATTATGCGAGACAAAGAGTCAGCACAACTCCAGGAAGAAAGGAGTAACTTGTAATGGCATATCGTTTCCCAAATGATGACGATGATGATTTAAACAGTGAGTTCGATGACGCCGGCATTGAGATAGAAGAAGAGTCCGATGTCCCCGCCGCTGACCGCAATATTGAACCGTTACCGAAAGACCTCGCCGATGAGCTTGAGACGCTGCCGGACTCGGAAGAATATAGTAAAACGGTCAAGAATAAGTTTTTACAGTACAAAAAGGTTTACCACGATGAAAGGCGCCTAAAAGAGCAGGCGCAGCGTGAGCAGAACGAAGCCCTGACCCTCGCTCAAAAAATCCTCGACGAGAACAAGCGCTTAAAGTCCCTGCTCAAGACCGGTGAAGAAGAGCTCTTAACCACCTACAAGTCGGCGGCAGAGCTTGAGGTTGACAAGGCCAAACGGCGCTATAAAGAGGCCTATGATGCCGGTACCACGGATGAGATTGTCGAAGCCCAGCAAGAGCTGATAAAAGCCAATGCCAAGCTTGACAAAGCCACGGATTTCAAGCCTACTATGTCCGACGCTTCGCTAGAAGCATCGGAATATACGCTTCCCAAGCCCGCCCCTGCCGTCGACCCAAATGTCGCCCAATGGGTCAAAGAGAACCCGTGGTATGTAGACCCTTCCAAAAAGAAAATGGCCAAGTACGCCCTCGCCGTTCATGAAGACTTGGCAGAAACGCGCGGCCAGAACTTTGTCGGCTCCAAAGCCTATTTTGACGAAATCACCAAAGAAGTCAAACAGAGGTTTCCTGAGGCTTTTGAACCGCCCGCTACGGAGGCTGAGCACGGTGTACGTGCACCCTCTGACGAGGGCACACCCAAACCGGATGTCGTCGCTCCCGTCAGACGCAGTACGTCTTCCAAGAAAGTCGTCCTGAAGACCTCACAGCTGGCAATCGCCAAAAAGTTGGGGTTAACCCCGGAGCAGTATGCAATGGAAGTAATTAAATTGGA